TAAAAAAGCACAAATGAAGTCAGCTGGAATAACCAAAGGTGACCCTATCGCATCTCTAGCATTTGGCTTAGAAAAAGATGTTGATCGCCTTGGTAAAGAAAACGATAAAGAAGAAGCTGACATTGCTGGCCAGGAGCTTGTTGACAAGTATCACAGTCAAGAACTTGACGCACTTAAAAAGTCTTTAGCTGATTTACTTAAAAAATAGCCAAATAATTTGACTCTCTTGTAAACGGTGCTATAATTACTAGTATCGTTTAAAGGAGAATCAAACATGTCAACAGTTTTTACAACAGAACAACAAGCAAAACTAAAAAATCTTATCAGCGAAGGTCTAGGTGTTATGACCGAAGTTGAAACTCTTCAAGGTGGACTTAAAGACACAGTGAAAGCAGTAGCAGAAGAACTAAACGTTAAGCCAAGTATATTAAATAAAGCATTAAGAATAGCATACAGGTCAGAATTCCAACAAGAACAAGCTGATCACGAAACACTAGAAACAATATTGACTACAGTTGGCCGTACTTTATAGTGAATAAGTTTTGTAAGATGTGGATAGACAGCTATCACCGTGATCCTATTGCATTTTATTTTGAACAATGTAGTTTAGTGTTTACAGTAGTTGCAAGTTTATACCTAGCGATACACGCAGATGCACCAAATATGATGATAGTATATCCAGGATTTTTTATAGGGTCAGTTTCAGCAATTATTGCTTACTGGCGTAGACAAATACCAACACCAATGATACTAACCACATACTTTGCTGTAGTAAATATATTTGGTTATGGAGTTGCCGCTGGTTGGTGGTAACAGGTTTCGCTCACCTAAGAGCATGTAGAAGGTTAATCAGCCATAAATGATTAGGAAAAATGATAATAAAGAATACAAACATATTAGAAGTCTCACAACCTATTCAGGTTGACAATGCCCCCATTCAGAGTGTAAAATACTATAAACAACAAGGGAATACATGAGTTATATAGACGCACTATTTGATCGCAATGGCGACAAAATACATATCGTAGAAAGAATTAACGGAGAACGTAAGTTCACTGAGTTTCCTGCTAGCTACGTATTTTATTACGAAGATCAAAAGGGTAAATATAAGTCAATTTATGGAACACCAGTAAGTCGTTTTGCTACACGTTCAGCTAAAGAGTTTCATAGAGAAGTTAAGATACAAAGTGATAAACAACTATTTGAAAGTGATATCAATCCTGTATTCCGTTGTTTAGCAGATAACTATCAAGGTGTTGATGCACCTAAACTTAATGTAGCATTCTTTGATATTGAAGTTGACTTTGATCCTGAAAAAGGGTATAGTCGTCCAGATGATCCATTTAATCCAATAACAGCAATTTCAGTATATCTAGATTGGATGGACAAGATGGTTACATTAGTATTACCTCCCAAAGGTATGAGTTGGGAAGAAGCTGAAAATACATGTAAAGAGTTTAGTGATACATTCTTGTTTGAACGTGAACAAGATCTATTAGGGACTTTCTTAGATCTAATTGAAGATGCTGACATACTTAGTGGTTGGAATAGTGAAGGTTATGATATTCCGTATTGTGTTAATAGAGTAACTAAAGTGTTATCAAAAGATGATACTAGACGTTTTTGTTTATGGAATCAACTACCTAAGAAACGTGAGTTTGAACGCTTTGGTGCAAGTAACTTAACGTTTGATACTATTGGTCGTGTACACATGGATTACATGCAACTGTACAGAAAGTACACATACGAAGAACGTCATTCATATAGTTTAGATGCTATTGGAGAGTATGAATTACAAGAGCGTAAAACAACTTATGAAGGTACCTTAGATCAACTGTATAACAATGACTTTAAAACATTCATAGAATACAACAGACAAGATACATTTCTACTTAAAAAATTAGATGACAAACTGAAGTTTATTGATCTAGCAAATGAACTTGCCCACGCAAACACTGTGTTACTACAAACAACAATGGGTGCTGTTGCTGTTACAGAGTCTGCTATTATCAACGAAGCACATGAACGTGGGCTTGTGGTCCCGAACAGAAGAGAACGCTTAACAGGAGAGGATACACAAGCCGCAGGTGCCTATGTAGCGTTTCCTAAGAAAGGCTTGCACGATTGGATAGGGTCAGTTGATATTAACTCACTATACCCGTCGGCTATTCAAGCATTGAACATGGGGAACGAAAGTATTGTTGGGCAACTACTACCAATAATGACTGATCGTTATATATCTGAGAAGATGGCTAAAGGCAATTCATTTGCATCAGCATGGGAAGGATTGTTTGGTAGTCTAGAATATGAAGCAGTCATGGCAAAAGAAGTAGGAACCGAAATAACAGTCCAATGGACAAATGGTGCAGAAGATACGCACTCAGGTGCTACCATATGGAAGATGATATTTGATAATAATAACCCTTGGATATTATCAGCTAATGGTACTATCTTTACATATGAAAGTGAAGCCGTTGTTCCTGGACTATTAAAACGTTGGTATAAAGAACGTAAAGAATTGCAAGCAAAAATGAGAGAGACAACAGATCTTAAAGAGCGTGCATTCTGGGACAAGCGACAACTTGTTAAAAAGATTAACTTGAACAGTTTGTACGGAGCTATTCTTAATCCAGGTTGTAGATTCTTTGACAAACGTATTGGGCAGTCAACTACCTTAACTGGTCGTGCTATTGCTAAACATATGGATGCACATATCAATGAAGCATTAACTGGCAAGTATGATCATACTGGAGATACAATTATATATGGTGATACTGATTCTTGTTACTTTAGTGCTTGGCCAGTATTAAAAGATGATGTTGAAAGCGGCAAGATGATCTGGACTAAGGAATCTGCTATACAGTTATATGATAGTTTAGCAGATTCAGTTAACGAAAGTTTCCCAGAGTTTATGAAAACGGCATTCCATGTACCTACTAAGATGGGTTCTATTATTAAAGGTGGTCGTGAATCAGTAGCTGGAAAAGGATTATTCATTACTAAGAAACGTTATGCTATAATGGTATATGATCATGAAGGTCGTCGTTTAGATACTGAGGGTAGGCCAGGAAAGATTAAAGCAATGGGGTTAGATCTAAAACGATCAGATACTCCTGTAATAATACAGTTATTCTTAAGTGACATACTTGAACAAGTACTACAGGGTGCAGAGCGTGCTGATATAATTGAAAAGATCTTAAAATTTAAACATGAATTTAAAGAAAGACCTGGATGGGAAAAAGGTACTCCTAAACGTGTTAATAACCTAACCAAGTATACTAAAGAAGAAAAACGGTTAGGCAAAGCAAATATGCCTGGGCACGTTAGAGCAGGTATGAATTGGAACACTATGCGTAGAATGAATAGTGATAATTATAGTATCAACATTGTTGATGGCATGAAGATCATTGTGTGTAAGCTAAAAGCAAATCCGATGGGCTGGACGTCAATAGGATATCCTACAGATGAACAGCACATACCTAAATGGTTTAAGGAATTGCCATTTGATGACACAGCAATGGAAGAAACAGTTGTTGATCAAAAGGTAGATAACTTACTGTCTGTGTTAGATTGGAATCTTGCCGGAGCAACACAAACAGCAAATACATTTAATAACTTATTTGAATTCTAATGAAACTTAGCGAACTAGTTTCTTACAAAACAAGTTTAGACCAATACGATTTTATTCGTAGCAGTCGAGGATTGATTAAAAAGATCAACGAAAGTCAGTCTGATATCAATAATAGTCAAGGTGTAGACAGTCAGATTAGATTTGGTGATGGAGTATATCAAGTCCAATTAGCTAGTGACCTATCCGAAGTTGAAAATAAAATTAGCGAGCTTGACGGCAACTATATTTATTATAGAGACCAAGTGAATGAACTTATCTTAGATCAAGAACAAGAATATATCACTCGCAGTGAAAAACAATTTGTAAGTCGGATTTTAAGTGAGGACTTAAAGGCAATACAAGGTAGGAAATTAACCTTAACTAGTGAACAAAAGAAACAGTTTATCTCTAGAATAAATCTTTATTCTGACTGGCGATGGCCAGGACTTATGATACGTCCACAGGATCAAAACATTGTAGAAGCTATGTGTTCCTTTGATCCTTTTTACATTGCTGATTTTTATCAAGAACTTTTAGATCCGTACATTAAAAAGTTTAATACCTTATATCAAAATAGAATACGATCATACGAGATTGCTAAATTTGTACCTAAGAGAAAAACACTAGACGTTTTCCCACAAGAACAGTTTGGATTTGCTGTAGCATACAACTTATTTGATCATTACCCTTTGTATATGATTAAACAGATGCTAACCGATGTACAAAAGATATTAAAGCCTGGGGGCACATTTTTGTTTACATTTAACAATTGTGACTTGGCTAGAAATATTCAAACATTTGAGAATGGTCAACGTAGTTATACCCCATACAGATTAATTAAACCTATACTTGATGAACTAGGATTCCGTATTGTTAACACTCAAACACAAGAACACAGTTGGTGCGAGGTACGCAAAGCTGGAACACTAACAAGCATACGTGGAGGGCAAGCAGTTGCTAAAGTTCTAAATAATGTTAAGCCTGTTGTACAAAGAGAATATACCGCTGATGTAAAAGAAAACATATACCAAGAGGCTATAGATTTAAAAATTGATTCTGAAGAAAAGATTAGAGGAGGAGCAATTGAGGTCGGTAAGTTAGAATTACGTATTAAACGTAAAAGAGAAGGAATCCGTATTCAGGAACTATCTAAGACCTTAGGTGAGCGTGTACCCTGGAGTGCAAGAAACAAAGGCTACGTTAAAGGACAACATATGCGATTCAATGGCACGAATTATATTGCCATAGTTAATGTAGCTCCAAAACAATACTTTGATCCATCAGAATGGGAATTGGTAGAATGAAAATTTCAATAAAGGTTGTATACGACCTAAATATCATGTATACTAATTACAGTAAGTTAATTTTTAATACAAGGAACGGAATATGAGAGATCATTTACTAGATTTAGTTGAACATACCTATGACCTAGGGTGTATAGACTTAGTTAAAATTACAGGAACAAGTGACAGTACTGTAATCGATGGACTAGCCGAAGATAGGTCAGTTGTTGTACAAGCGGCATTTAAACAACCAGTAGCAGAGTTTGAAGGTACGTTTGGTATGCCTAATCTAGCAAAACTTAAAGTTTTGCTAGGACTAGAGCCATACAAAAAAGATGCAAAGATTTCAATGAACAAACAAGAGCGTAACGGTGCTGAAGTACCAGTGGGATTACACTTTGAAAACCAAGCAGGAGACTTTAAGAATGATTATAGATTTATGACAACAGAAATCATTGAAGAGAAACTCAAAGTAGTTAAGTTTAAAGGTGTTGAATGGAACATAGAGTTTGAACCTACTATTGCTGGTGTACAAAGATTAAAGTATCAAGCAATGGCTAACGCTGAAGAACTTACATTTAATGCTATGAGCGAAGGTAATGATC